TTGCCCGCAACATCGTGGTTGACATCGCCTACAACGACTTTTTATTTAAGTACAACGAAATCGGGTCGGTAATTAACCGCACCCACGGCACGCTGATTAAAAACAAAGAGTCCTACGAGGCGGATATAAAAGCAATTCCCGAATTAAAATACATCCGTAGGGAAGTTTTCAACAAAGCGGTAGAACATTTGCTACAAATGTACGATGGCTATATTTGTGATTAAGTGCGACTTCGGTCGTCGGTGAGCCTACGATAATCGGCAACTCCGTGAGATTCGGACGGGGTCAGCCTAACCGCTGGCCCTTTTTTTCTGCATACCTTTGTGCATGGCATCCGCAGACACCATCATACTGGACCTCTACCGCACGGGTGAAATCCGAAAAGCCTGCCTCACCATCACAGGGGGCGACCCGCTTTGGCGTGACTTGGAACAGGAGTGCGTCCTCATCCTACTCGAAAAAGACCCCGCCAAGATTCTGCAAATCCAGTCGCAGGGCTACTTCAAGTTCTATGTGGTTCGCTTGCTGCTGAACTTGTACCGAGGCAAGAACAACCAGTTCGCCCAAAAGTACCGTCATCACGACCTGCTTGAAGAACTGGACCCCGATTCACCTATCCCCCAGTCCGAGTACGATTCTTTGATGGACGACCTTTGGGCCATCGCCGAAGCGGAGATGGACACTTGGGCCAAGGATGGGGCGTTCCCCTACGACAAAGAACTGCTCCGCCTGCACCTTCGGACGGGGAACATGAAGAAACTTTCAAGGGACACGGGCATTCCGTACCGCAGCATCATATACTCAATCGACCAAGCCAAGGCCAAAATCAAGGCCGCCATTCAATCCCATGGACACGCTGATATTTCCCCTGCTGATTAGTTCGCTGACCGCCCTCGCCATTGCGGAGTACCATGTCCTCCCGCAGGCTTGGTACAAGACCTGGTTCGCAAGGCACAAGCCGTTCTCCTGTGTCACCTGCCTGACCTTTTGGGTTGCGGTGGCCCTGACCCTGCCCACGTGCGGATGGGTTCTCGCTCCCGTTTACGGCCTTGCATCGGCAGGGCTTACCGTTGTCATCCTGCAACTGACCAACCGATGACCCAAGACGAGTACCTACTTGCCCAGAAGCATCGCCACTATTGGGACCAATACCAAGCGGCCCTGTTCATGCGCCTATCCCCCGAAGCGGTCCACGACTTGCAGACCATCTTGGTGGCCCACGGACGGCCCAACACAAATTGGTGGTGTGCTGACTGCGTAAAATCGGCACTCCAATACATTTACCAAGAGGCGGACCTATTCGCCGAAGCCAACCAGCAGACCGTTACCCATGCCCTTACCAACCCCAACCCAAGCGGAAACCAAGGATGAGTTCATCACTCGTTGCATGGGCGATGCGTCCACAAATTCCGAGTTTCCCGACCAAAGCCAACGCATGGCCGTCTGCGCTCACCTGTACTCCAACAACAAAGAGCAGTCATTTGAATCCTACGCCGACTATGGCGAAGGCGTGCGCAACAACGCCAAGCGGGGGATTCAACTCAACGAAAGGAACGGCAACAAGTGTGCAACCCAGACTGGTAAGGTCAGGGCGCAGCAACTGGCAAGCGGTGAGGGGATTTCCCTTTCCACGGTTAAGCGGATGCACTCCTACTTATCACGGGCAGAAACATACTACGACAACGCAGATTCCAACTCCGACTGCGGCTACATCAGTTACCTGCTTTGGGGTGGCAAAGCGGCCCTTGGGTGGAGCAGGAACAAACTCCGAGAACTTGGCGAACTCGACTAAAACGCCCAGCAACGAGGAGCAAGTCCAAGCACGGATGGATTCGCTGATGATGGTCATCACGACCCTCTGCGACTGCATTGGTGCCGTGGATGAATCCAACTCGCCCAACGCTTTTGCGGTGAAGATGAAAATCGTGGACAAGATTGATTCGCTGATTGACAAAATTGAGTACTGATGGAACGAGGAAGGCCAAGGTCGTTTGCAACACCCCAAGACCTTTGGGATGAGTTCGTGGAATACTGCGACAAAACCAAGGGGCAACCCATTCTCGTGAAGGATTGGATTGGCCCAAAAGCAGTGCAGGTCTATCGGGAGAAGGAAGCCCCATTGACTATGGAAGGGTTCAAACTACACCTTTGGGATAAGGGCATTGCAGATGGGGGAAGGGATTATTTCAGCAACAAGGGGGGAGCATACGAAGATTTTTCCGCAATCTGCTCCCGCATAAAGGAAGCCATCCGAGCGGACCAAATCAAAGGAGGTATGGCGGGCATCTACAACCCCTCCATCACCCAGCGGTTGAACGGATTGGTTGAGAAGCAGGAAACGAGTATCACCATTGAGCAGCCATTATTTGGAGATGGACTTTAAGTACACATCAGCAATCAGCCGAATACGGCGGATGACTGCCCGAAAGAAGGTAATTCAGGGCGGGACATCTGCTGGATGCTTGCCCCCGCTTTAACGGGCGGGGGAGGAAAAACACTTGCAATATTGGCGGTCCTCATTGACCATGCCGCTCGCCATCCAAAGTCGGAAATATCCGTGGTGTCCGAATCCGTCCCTCACCTGCGACGGGGGGCGATTAAGGACTTCGCCAAGATTATGCAATGGACCCACAGGTGGGTTCCCGACCGCTGGAACAAGACCCTCCTGACTTACAACTTCGCCAACGGGTCCAGCATTGAGTTCTTCTCAGCGGATTCCGAAGGCCGCCTCCGTGGGGCAAGGCGGCAGGTACTCTACATAAACGAGGCGAACAACATTGACTTTGATTCCTACTACCAGTTGGCGATTCGTACCAGCCAAGAAATCTACATCGACTTCAACCCGACCCACGAGTTTTGGGCGCACACCGAAGTCCTACCCGAAGCGGATGCGGAGTTCCTCATCCTGACGTATCAGGACAACGAGGCCCTGCCTGATACGATTCGGAACGATATTGAACTAAACCGAGCCAAAGCCGAAACCTCCGCATACTGGGCGAATTGGTGGAAGGTGTACGGCCTCGGTCAGGTCGGGACGCTACAGGGTGCGATATACGGCGATTATACGGTGGTTGATGGCATAGACCCATCCACGATGAAATTCGTCGCCTACGGCCTCGACTGGGGGTTTAGCAACGACCCCACGGCATTGGTCGCCGTGTACCGCAGGGGCGATGACCTTTTCGTGCATGAACTCCTGTACAACCGTGGCCTCACCAACTCCGATATTGCCACCCGCTTGAAGGAGTTCGGCATCACAAGGGCTTGGGAGATTGTGGCGGATTCGGCAGAACCCAAGAGCATTGAGGAAATCTACCGCCTCGGATTCAACATCAAGCCCGCATCCAAGGGACCCGATTCGGTCAGGCAGGGGATTGACATCGTGAAAAGGTTCAACCTTCATGTGACAAAAGATTCCGTGAACTTGATAAAAGAACTCCGCAGTTACACTTGGGCCACGGACAAGGACGGCAAGGACACGGGGGTCCCGATTGATTCGTACAATCACGCCTGCGATGCGCTCCGATATGTGGCCCTCAACAAATTGGCGGTCAGCAATTCGGGGAAGTATCTTGTGGTGTAACTTTGGACCATGAACCTTGAATCCATCATTGATTTGCTTTTGATTTTTGGCAGATTCTTCCTCTTATTGGTCTTGATTTTTGCAATTGTTTCCATATTATGAAACTCATCCACTATTATCACATCTACTGCGGCGGAGGCGGCCAATGGCAGTTAATCATGCACCAGCACATGATGGCCCTGTGCAACTACGGACTCATCGAGCAGTTGGACGAAATCCGTGTCGGCATCGTCGGCCCGCCCGACCAGCGCAAAGCCGTCAAGGATATCTTGGAGGGGTCGCTAATCGCACCCAAGGTCAAGGTGGTGGTCACTCGCACCAACGCTTGGGAGCAGGCCACGCTGACCGAGATGTACCGAGCAAGCCAAACCGAGGATGCGGCTTATCTGTACGGGCATACGAAAGGGTCCGCAAATCCTTCCCTTGTCGCTCAACTATGGGGGCGCAGTATGATTTTCTTTAACATCGTGGCTTGGGAACGCTGCCTTGCTGAACTGGAGAAAGTGGATGCGGTTGGATGCCATTGGCTCACCACCGAGCAGTTCCCACAAATAGCGGACCACAACAACCCCAACGGTTATCCTTACTTCGGCGGTAACTTTTGGTGGGCTAAGTCCTCCCACATTCGGGAACTGGGCGAACCGCTCCGAGAACATCGCTACCAAGGGGAGCATTGGATTGGGAAGAAACCGAACACCGTTGTTTTTGACCCCAACCCAGGTTGGCCCGACCCAAGCAAGTTCGTCATCACATTCTAACCATGTACCAACTACTTCCA